GAGACCGTTGATGTAATCCCCGTCACCAACTGAAGAACCATCCTTTCCATATACGAGGGACACGTTCCCGTTAGGTGTTGAAGCTGCACCAAACGTCTTGCCAAGCTCGGCTCGTGAACCCCAGTTGGTTGTCGTACCAACGTGACCAGCCCACCAAACCCACTGTGAAGTATTGTTGATGACATCAACATAGTAGTTATTGCTGCCGTCATCAGTTTTTGCATCGCTCGCTTTCGAAACACTGTTGAATCTTTCGATTACTGTGTTTGCAGTTCCTGCAATACCACCGTCTTCATCAACAACAACGATATGCATTTCGTCGGTGCTTGAACCATACTGTGAAGCAAAGTCTGAAGTTCCAGGAGCAGCATCGAACTCGTTGAAAAATTCCCAACGACGAGTTGGTGAAGTTCCAGTGATACTATTTGCGGCAACGGTATTTCCGACATAAACAGTCTGAAGTGTTAAAGTATCATCATCGGGAAGAGTTGCAACCTTACGAGGCAACCGATCTGGTCCACAAAGGATGATATCACCGACAGTCAACTCGGTTGTAAAAGCACAACCGTTACCTGTAACCGTAACACTGTTATTCGTAAACGCGACATTTCCTGTTAGTGTGCTTTCGTATGCTGATGCACTTGGGCAAACTGAAATGCGAAGGTTATTACCAAGTTCACCAGGATACTTGGCAACCCAACCGCCGACACCAGTGATACCAGTGCTGTAATTTTCTTCGTAGTCGTCATCGTTTTCAATTAAAGTTGCTGAGTTGTTAGCAGAGTTACCAATAGCATTTTGTGCTTGAGTTCCACTTGTTTTTGCTATGACTCGAACAACCTGTAATGAGTTACCGTATGCGAGAAAGTTCGCTGCGGTGAAAAAGTCTGACGCTGTATTTGCATTTGGCGTACCGAACTGGCTTGCCAGAGTGTCCTCACTATCTACGAGAACCCGAATATTTGACGGACCCCACTTGGCTTGCATTGCAATAGCACCAGTTGTAGTTGCTACTGCAGGCACCACCGTTGTTAGGTCAATTTCGCTGACATTAACGCCAGGAGAAACCTGAAATGGCATAATTCAATCTCCTCTTCTCTTATAACCTGTTAAAAGTTATCTGTTTTTCTTTTCACGAGATTATTTATAAAAATCGCGTCTTACAGACCCGATGACCAAAATCCCGAATCGGCTCTCCCACGTTCAATACTTAATACTTCGTCACTTTGTCCATCATCAATAAATCCTGGAGGAGTCAAATCATCTAACATTGCATGATATTTTTCCTCTGCCAGTCTTGCTCTTATATCTGTATCTGTTAATTCTCTAAAAAATGGTTGTCTCGTGAGCCATGCGAAACTTACCATAGTCATGACAATATCATCATGTGCGCCTTCTTCAGCTTCATAAGACTGTCTTCTCGCTACAAATGTAGACAGTTCTTGGATTGTTTCGAAATCCTGTACTAATAACTTATCAGACTCAATCATATCCTTTAATGTCTGACAGCCAATTCTTTTTACTTGTTTCGACATACGCACGCCAAGTGCTGTGCCACCACTAAAACCACCACTGATTTGCTGCCCAGCTCTGCCTTTCATGACAGTCGACAGCATATTATCATACTCAAGTTCGGTGTGTAAAGACTCGGCAACTGTACCGCCGATATCATTACTTTCTACAAGCACATATGCATCATTGTACCATCTAGCATATCTATGTATAATTTCGGGCAGTAACATAGGCGATATTTCAGCATTTCTGTACTTGGCAACCTGCCGATATGGAAGTTGGGTGACATCGAATACACAAAATGCTGAATAATCTAAACCAACACCATGGGAAACATCCGCAGAAATAACATAGGCATGATCTTTTTCTGGTGCACGATAGTAGTCTAAACCCCATTCTTCTTTTTTGGGTGTGTGATATACGAGATTTCTGAGCTTCGTCGGAGCAATTAGAGTATTGACGCTGCCGATAAACTCACACTCAAATTCTTGACGAAATTGATCTTCGCTGGTATTTCTTATCGTTTCATCGCGCCATTTATCATCGCGCCCAGGGACGTCGCGCCAGTGTACCTCAATAGGAACATAATTGCTGCGCTGCTCCATCGCATCAGTCCACATTTTATAGAAATGATTCAGACCATTCGGTGTTGAAACGATGATGATTTTCGATGTGCTACCAGAAGAAATCGTAGGATATACAGATGCAAAGAACTCTTCAGCCAAATTCATACCAACAAACGCAAATTCGTCTAGGAATATCAGGTTGTACGAACCACCTCGAATCGCGGATGATGAGGTAGAAGCTGCAACGACCTTCGAACCGTTTTCCAGCTCTATATTACCTTTGTTCCAGGTTATAACACCTTGCTGTAACCACTTCGGCAAATTTTCATACGAAAGCTGTATCTTAGCAAGTAGATCACGAGCGAGTTGCCCTTTGTTCGCTAGGATAGCACAGTTCTGATTATCGTTGAACAATATATTCCAAAGCATATAACCGACAACTGTAGTCGATTTACCACTCTGCCGAGGCAGCTTACAAATACTGAAACGATTGTTAACAAAGGTGTTAACCATCTTTTCCTGAAAATTATAAAGATTAAAGGAAACGAGACCTTTGTCTACATTGACAATTTTGATATAGTTCTCAATGAAATGTTTTGCGTCTTTTGTGCACTTAACATATTCCTCAATTTCCTCTTTACTAAAATCAATTTGGACACCAGGAGCTTTGAGGAGAGGATTCCCAAGATATGTTTCAGTCATCTATGACTTTCCTTGGGTTTATTATTTTTTGAAGATCTGCTGTGCTTCCAACAAATAGATTATTCGTTACCTTGTTCGGACCTTTGTCATCCTCTTTTTCGATATCTTTCTTTTTCTTTTGTATATCGAGCAAGTTAGAGTTTGCGTCACTGAGAGTTTTTATGAGTGTGCTGACGACCTCGTACGCACGTGGGTGCTGGCTCGCGTTCGCGACATCACACAGTTCTTCAAGAGCCTTCGACCCTTTACCGATTATGTCGTGAAGGTTTTCGCGAGCAAACTCATAGTCATTATTCTTTACAACTACAGGAACCTGCTCATCTGCTATCTGCTCCTCGACTGGGAGGTTGAGCATATCCTCTAGATTTCGTTCAAGTTGAGTTTTCATATTTCATCGCCACCAGTTTGTGGGTTATATTTCAAGCCATCAGTATAGAAGAAAGTGTTTGAAGCAAACCCGAAGTTGCTGTTTGCACTGATCAAAGAACGATCAATTGATGCTGCCGAATTAGCTGTTGGTGATCCATTAGCAAACTGACCAGGAACTATGACTATCCTGCTAGAACGACCAGTCCTACTAATATCAGAAGAAGTAACATCACCCAGACCGTTCGCCGATGCCAAGTCAACCTGAACTCTTGTGATAAGACCGGAGCTGCGAACAGGTCCATAAAAGTATCCTTTGATCGTAAAGTTCAGCGTGTAGATCAAAGCTCGGCGAGAAACAAAGTCTCCCTCGTATGTATCTTCAACTGCTACGTCGTTTAGAATTGTTGGAATATCCATTTTGAGGTTCAGAGCAGGAACAAGATTTACTGTATTCGTCCACTCTGGACCAAAATATGGTAGGATTTGTTCTAATATTTGTGCACCGTCATCGGCGTTTTGTACGAAAATAGAAAGAGCCACGCCGAGGTTATATGGCACAGGTGTGTACTGATAATTCTTTACAGTTGGATCTGTAGTCGAAACGCCAGCATTCTTTATAGTTTGTTGCAATCTACGAGCAGGATCGTATGTATAGCTGATAACCTCAAATCCCATACGTGGAAGTTGAAGCGCAACCTCTCGATCTAAACTCGGATCTTGACTAATACGAACAAGGAACTTTTCCTTCGGTCCATACGCAATAGGAACAGCGATTGACTGTATAACTGTTCCTGAGTTATTCAGACGCTGAACGACAATATCGTTGAACATGTTGCCGAACATGACAACATATTTGCGAATCGACTGATTATAAAACTGCGATCCAAACATTAGTATCTATCGACCTCCGAGAAAGGATTCGTTTCGCTGAAGTCAATATAGTCAAACGACTGCTGCGTAAAGAACTCGTTGTTCGCTGCGTTGTCTGTAGTTTCGATCCTGTACTCTTGAATAATGTAATCGCCATCTTCGCCAGAAAGCGTGTCGCCATTTTCTAACGTGAACTGATACATCAATTGATCGGCTGAGTATGTCAGCTCGAGAGTATCTATCGAAGTGTTGCCAGTATCTAGTTGCTGACTGCTGTACTGGAACAACTCGCAGCTTAGATCATATGTATAAAGTT